GCACGCGAGCACAAGCATCACAAGGAGGACGAAGAGTAATGGTCACTCCTGTGATTAATAAGTCTGAACAAGCACGAGCTGAACGAGCCAGGCGCACACTGGCACGGCGTCACCTGATCGATTACAGCAAATATGTGGCTCCGTGGTACCAGCCTGCGCGACATCACATCTTCCTGGCTGAGTATCTAGAGAAGGTGAAGTTGTTCATCGAGACGCAGGGACGTGATGGAATCGGGCGCCTGATCATCTGTGAGCCGCCGCAATATGGCAAGACAGAACAGGCGAGCAGGCTCTTCCCTTCGTGGCTTCTCGGAGACCTGCCCGATACACGGATCATTCTGACTTCGTATGGCGCAGACCTGGCCACGGAGAACAGCCGCATCACCCGAAATTATGTTGGCAGTGATGCATATGCCAATCTATTCGGCAAACGCTCAGCGGTGGATGAGCCGGTCGAGCTGAGCATGGAAAGCAGATCCGTGGTCTCATGGAATTTGAAGGACCATCGAGGCTCGGTGTTTGCGGCCGGTGTGGGCGGTGGTATCACCGGACGACCGGCGAACCTGGTCGTGATCGATGACCCGTTCAAGAGCCGCGAGGATGCCGAGAGCGACACGTATCGCAGGAAGGTGATGAGCTGGTACCGGTCGGTGGTTTATCCACGTGTGGCGAATACGCCAGGCGCTGCGATCATCATCATGCACACCAGGTGGGATCAGGAGGATCTCGTTGGTCAGTTGCTGGCACAGATGATCAGTGATCCGGATGCGGACCAGTGGACAATCGTGTTTTTACCTGCGCTTGCCCTGGAAGAAGATCAATATCCGAAGAACGAGGACGATTATCGAGAGAATTTATTGCGCGGGATCTATGTCCCGATGGAAGGGGATCCGCTTGGGCGAAAACCAGGGGAAGCGCTGTGGCCTGAACGTTCGGATGCAAAGAAGATCGCGAACACGCGTTCGAACATGCTGGATTATGACTTCCAGGCTTTGTTCCAGCAGCTGCCGCGCCTGGCTCAGGGCGAATTCTTCGATGACAAGGATTTCCTGATCATCGAGAAAGCGCCGAAAGGTTTGCAATGGTACCGGTATGTCGATTTGGCGTTGGGCGAGAGTGAGACCAGCGATTGGAATTCGACCATCGCAGTGGCCATCGATGAAAAGTCAGGAGATCTTCTTTTGCGGGATCGGATCAAGGTCCATAACCTGGATGAGTTTTTGCCACAGATGAAAACGGCCATGCTTTCGGATGATGAAGAGGGCGTTGAATGGGGCATCGAGAGTAATAACTTTCAAAGGCTGGTTGTGAAGCAATTCCTGAAGGACAGGGATCTTGTGAAGATCAAAATCCGTGCCGTGGATGCAGAGGGGGATAAGGTCGAGCGTGCCAGGTCCTGGCAGCTGCGGGCGAAGATGGGGCACGTGAAATTGATCCGCGGGCCGTGGAACCTGGACTTCATACGCGAGGCGACTGCGTTCCCGAAGGGGCGGCATGATGACGATGTGGATACTGTCTCCGGTGGCGTGGAGATGATCGCCGGTGATGGAGGCAATCAGAAGCCCGCGAGCGCGGAGGCGGTGGTGGTGGAAGCAAGTACGTTATTTGATGAAGATATTATCGGGATCAGTATGTGGCAGTGAGCAATTTTTAACCACTCACCCCGCCAAAGAACGGCGGGGCAGGTGACACAAAGATCACGAAGGAGAAAGATCATGAAGAAAATTCAAAAAGGCAAGGCGCTCGAGGAGCTGGTAAAGGGGAGCATGGATTACACCATGCAGTTGATCCGTGATGCGTTCAGGACGCAATTTCTGAATGACGGGATGATGAGTTTTTATATCAATGAAATTTTCTCCGATCATGTGATCGTCTCGGATTGGAGTTCTCCGAGCATGCTGAAGACCGATGAATATTGGAAGGTGACGTATACGAAGGCAAACGCTTCGTCTGCGTCTGACGGCTCCGCTCAGCACGAGTATGTGTTTGCTGCGCGGGATGCGTGGGAGATCGTGGAGCTGGCCTATCAGCCGCAGACCCCATCCCCAGCCCTTCCCCAAATGGCTGAACGCAATTTGGAGAAGGGAGCAAAGCGGAAGAAAGGGCAACGGATCGAAGAGCGGATCGAAGTTGTGGCTGTGCTGGAGGAAGCACAGGAGGGCAAGCCGCGCAAGATCCGCATTGATGGTGCAATGACGGCGGATGTTGTCAATGGCAACAAACGCCGATATCCCAGTGCTGTGCTCAAGTTGGCGGTCGAGGAATTACGCGGCCATCTGAACGAGAGCGCAGGGCAGGGCCGAGCCATTCAGGTACTCGGCGAGGCAGAACATCCATCCGATAAGGGTGGGCGTCCGAATTTACTGGAGACCGTGACGAAGTGGGATGATGTTTCGTTCAACGGTGAACACGTGGACCTGGTGGGGCGCGTGCTCGAGACCAGCAAAGGCAAGGACATCCTGACCCTTATGGAAAGCGGCGTGATGCCTGGCGTGTCGATGCGTGGCTATGGTGAAGGCAGAAACGTGAAGGAAGGCGAAGAAAAAATTTTCGAAGTGGCGGAACTGCATATCACAGGCTTCGATCTGGTGCTGGAACCGTCCTTCGAGAATGCCGCCGAATTATTTGAATCTCAATCATCTATGGAGGATGACATGAACGAAATGTTGGAGCAACTCAAGAAATTACTTGCCGAGCATCCTGAACTGTTTGGCAAGGGCATGAACGAAGCGCAGCTCGAAGCGCTGAATGAGAAGCAATTGAAGAAGCTAGATGAGTCGCTGCGCAGTGCGCTGGGGATCGATGCCAATGCGAACATCATCGAGGCTGTGAAGGCCAATGCAGACAAGGCGAAGCTCTACGATGCGATGCAGGCCAAGTCTGCGGTGGATGCGGCGATCACCGAGGCTACGAAGGATCTCCCGTTCGGCAAGAAACTGAATGAGATGTTCATCGAGTCAATCAACGAGGCCGAGCTCGCCACGCCTGAAGCGGTGAAGAAATTCGCCGAGAGCAAGCGCAAGGAATATGGCAAGCTGGCTGCGATGGAAGAACTGAAGAAAAAGGGTTTCGAGGCTTCAGGGATCACCGGTGTTGCGCCTGTCATCGAAGGAGAGGCGGGCACACCTGGTTTTGCACGTGCGTCCTTCCAGCTGGTGGAATCCATCCGCCGGGCTGAGAACCTGCCTGCACGTGATCTCACCAAGGGTGTGACTGCTGGGGAGGTTTTCACACTGCGTTTGCTCGAGCGCTTCGATGCGCTGTATCAGAGGCAGTTGATCGCCGAGAGCCAGGCGCTGGAGGAAGCCGAGCTCACGACCGATCTCAACATACCCTATAGCGTAAGCCGCGCGATCATCGAAGAGGCATTCCCCAATCTCGTTGCAGCCGGGATCTTCGACGTGGGCATCATCGAGACATCCCCGACCCGCCTGTATTTCGAGACGACCACCGGCGAGACTGGCTATGCCGTCGATGTGACCGATGAAGTTGTGACGGGTGGAGCTGAGGATACCTGGTATGGCCTTGATTTCGGGCGTGTCACACCTGGAAGCGTGACCGTCACCAGCAACCCCGCAGGCACCACTTACGTGGAGGGCACGGATTACGTGATCAATTATGCAGACGGCAGGATCAAGTTCCTGACGGCTGGAGATATCGGCGCCAATGATGTGCTCGTGGATTATTCCTACTCCGCGATCCGCACGGGCGAAATGGCTCCGATCGAGCGGGTCAAGACTACGCTTGCCTATAAGACAATCGAAGCCGCGGCTGACCGCCTGGCTGACCAGATCTCGCGTGAGGCGATCGTGTTCAGCCGGTCGCAGCTGGGCTGGGATGCGGTGGCACGCACGAATGGCCAACCTGGTTCGCCAGGTGCGCCGCAAAATCGACCAGGGCCTGCTCTACATGGCATTCTCTGCGGTCAAATCTGTCCCCAGCAACAGCACCACCGCATGGACGGTTGGAGCAACACAAGACGACCTGGCTGAGTTGGTGCGCCTGATGGGCAATGCGAACGTAATCGTCGCCAACCGGTTCTATGAGCCAACTTTCTTCCTGGCGAGCGTCACGAATGCAGACCGGCTTTCGAACTGGGAAGGCTTCAAGCGCGATGGCTGGCCGAATGCGATCCTGAACGCGGCCGGCTTTGCCGGTGGCGTGAAGGGCAAGCCGATCTTCGCTTCGACGGAGTTCCCCGACAGCTTGATCATTGCAGGCAACCGTGAGCTGGTGCAGCACCGTGTGTTCCAGCCATTGTCGATCCGGGGACCGTTCCCGACCTACGATGTGAGCGGCGGAACGTCCAAGCTGGTTGCGGCTGACCAGTATTATGCTGAAGAGTTCAATGTGACGGAAAGCACCGTGAGCGAGAAGGGTGCGTTCGTACCGATCGAAGAGGCGGCTTCGTAACCCCCCTGCGCTAAAGCGCGTCCCCCCAAATATCCTTCGGAGTATTTGGGGGGACTTGATGGAGCAAAATGTCAGTGAAGAATTGGGCAAGGCCGGTTGATTTTTTTGCAAGACGCTCGAACTATATCGATCATATGGCGCCTGTATGGTTTGCGCTGGATGAGGAGATGCGTGGTTCGTTCTATGTGCCTGCCTTGATCCAGGATTATGCCATCAGCAAAGGCGTGGATGTGATCGCTTTGAAACCACCGGGCATCAACAATAAATTGGATGTCGCACCGGGCGGAGACGGTCCGCTGGTGACGTGCGGATATAACGACCTGCAGCGGGCATTGCACAAGAAACCCCGCAGGCCCATGATCTTCATGCAGCACGGGATCGGATTGACGTTTCAAAACAACGCCTATGCAGGCGGGGCAGGAATGCAGAGGGATGTCAGTCTGTTCCTGGA